CAAATCCGAAAAACGGAAACATTGCGCCGAAATTGCTGAATGCAACACTGCAAGCCACTTTGTCGGGTCGATGTCGAGCCGATAGGGGTCGGCGGTCGAGCAGTGCCCCGAATACGGCGCAGTCCATCGTTTACGGGTCGGGAGAGCCGCCGACAACGGCGCAAAACAGGCTTTCAGTCCATCGTTTAGGAGGCTCGGCGCAGAAGTCAATTTCCGCTTTCCGATTTCAACCCCCGATTTTTACCGTTATTCGGGAAAGGCACACTGCGCCCCAACTGGGCACTACTTAACCAACGGTTCACTAATGGCATGATGCAACAAGGCGACCCCGTTCCTTTCTAAACGCAACACTGCGAGCCATCGCAAATCGGCGCATTTTCTGGGAGTTTCATTGAACGGCTCAACCCTAAACGGGGCACTGCGAGCCTATTGAAAAAGTTGGTTTTCGGCTCTATTCGTCGATTGCGCAAAATCCGAAAAGCGGAACGAAACCCCCGAATATCGGTAAAGTGGTGCTGATATTTGAACGGAATCGGTCAAATCGAAGGTCGGGAGGGGCGCAGTCTATCGGTTTTGAATGGATTAGGGCAACCGAAAAATTGCGCAGTCGAAAGCAAAAACGGGGCACTGCGAAGCCATAGGGGTCGGACATCCTCGCAGTATCACGGTTTTCGATACGGCGCAAATCGACCAACCATAGCAAACAGGCAACAATTTCCGTTCCAAACAGGCTCGACGGTCATCGGTTAAGGTCAACCTAAACTTTGCGCAAATGTTCGATTCAAGGGTCGAGGTGGCTTTCAGTATAGCGGTTTCACTTCAATTTAGGGCGACCGAAAAATGACGGATTGGCTCAAAATAATAACTTTGCTCGATTTGTTATTATTTTACTCGATTTCGATTCGATTTTGAAACTTGAAACCGTTGCACTGCAAGCCTGTTTACTGGATTTCGGCGCAGTCGATTTTGCGCCGTTTTTGCGCCAAAAATGCGCATTGCCGACGGCGTAGGCAACGCCAACCACCGCAAAAAATTACCCGTATTTTTTCCAAATTGGGCTTATAAACCTAAAAAAACGGCACAAACCGTTTATTTCTTGTAATTCTTTTGTTTTTCTTGGCAGTCGACCACTTTGATGCGTCTAATGCGCCCCCTATGACTGCTAAACCGCCGTTTTGCGCAGTCTTAACTTGGTCGACGGCGTGTGCAAGAGCCATTACAGTGTCATTATGCTTGCCTTTGTCGGTTATGTCGCCGTCTTTCCACACATGCGACTCCAATTCATCAAGTAATATGCCCATAACCTGTCGTGTTTTATCACTGCCGTATGGAATAATAATTTTTTCTTGTTCAAACCATACACGAAGGCGATTTAACAGTCCTTGCTTGAGAGTTTTGTTGCTCACTTTGCTCATTTTCATATTCAATGTAAGTCCGTGTTGATTTATGAGCGATTGATACAAAGACTGGAAACCTGCGCTTTCAAACGCAAAGACTGGATGTTTGTATGCTTCATCAAAGTCTTTAATGACTGTGATTTGTTTTGCAGGCGGAAAATCATTGCGTCGCCACATATCAACAATGTGAATGTTGCCGTCTTTGTCTTGACGAATCACAATTGCAACCGTGTAGTCTTGCCCAATGCCATGCGAAGGGTCAAAACCTACAACATAGTCGCCGTCATGCAACTTGTTCTTTTGAAGAATAGAATCCATATCAAGGTTTTTTCGAGTAAGGCTTTGCGGGAATACTGCACTGTCGTCATCAACTACTTTACACAGATACTCTTGCGCAAAAGCCAACTCACCAATAGCCTCTCTTTGTTCAAGTAAAAAGTCAAGAGGTCGTTCACTTTCCCACAAACAAACAGGAGGATTGTTGTCGGGGTCTTGCCGCCATTCATCATAGTTAACAATTGCACCTTTTTGCCATGTTTCCCATGACTTGTTGCCCAACATTTCAGTATGATAAAGGTCATTCATACTCATAGGTGTTCCTACACAAAACAAACTGGTTTTTGGCGATAGCATCGGCGTTAACTTTTTTCTAAACCATTGCTGATAAACTTCATAGGACATATCATTTTGGTCGTCGATAATGTCATCAAGTGCAATAGCGGCAGGGTGTTCACCACGAATACCCGAACCAACCGATGTAGCCTTTATCCATGACCCATTTGTCAAACGCAACTCGAAACGATTGCCTTTTGTTGCGTCAATTTTCTTTGACAATTCGGGATGTCTTTTAAGGTCTTGACGGATTTCTTCTAAACGATTCATTGCAAGGTCTTTATTTGCAGAAAACAACCAAATGGTAAAGGGTTTTCCTCGCCACTTTTCAAAAAGTAGCATGTGTAGTAATTTTACACGAAGCGTTGTGGACTTAGAATGGTCGCGTGGTGCAATGATGCAAACACGGTGAACCTGCTTTCCTTTATTGTTTCCATACAAGTCAAGCCATGTTCCAATGTGTTCACCCCATTTGTAGCCGAGCCATTCATAAAAATGGCGTATATCGTGTCGACTACGCTCAAGATGAAAGGTTGTCATCAAACGAACCATCTAAACCACCACTTTTGCCAAACAACGGGATACCGCAATACTCACTTAGAGCATAAAGCAACTTTTCAACTTCGCCCCTATCGAGCATAACACCGATAACATACTCTTCTGTAAAAACATTTACTCCTACAAAGTCCTCTCCCATATCGGAAAACCTTAACTCTTTGTCCTTAGACATCCATAAAGGCATCTGCTTTCCTCCCATTAAGAGTATTGAGTAGTCGAAGCCCATGTCGAAGGTCTGTGAATGCTTGTATATCTCTTGTTTGAGAGTCAAGAATAACAATTGGAGAAGTAGGTCGCTCTCTTGGGAAACCACACATTTCACCAAAACTGTCGATGGTTTTGTATGCGCCCGGTCTTAATGCCCAACGCTCAACTGCATGACGAGTAAATGGAACAACAGAAGGCGTGTGATGGTGTCCGATAACACCAATGTCAAAATCACATTCGCCATCATCCCACATTTTCTTAATCACACGGCTTGGGTCAAGGTTTGAGTTGCCTCTTCGCTTGTGTCGCACAGAAATGTGATAAGGAACATCGCCGTGAATAACTTTGAGGTTTAACTCATACGGATGATAAAGCACACCCCTGTCTTGAGCAAGACGCTTTAGAGGGTCATAATCAGTCATACCCGCAGTCCAAAGGTCGTGATTACCCGCAACAATAGCCATAAGTGATGTTGGAGTCATGTTAATGTAATGTTCACATAACTGCCACTGGATAGAAGGCGGGATTGGTGCTTTCATTGCAGGTCGTGGCTTGTCAATGACAAAGTTGTCAATGTAGTCGCCTGCATGAATAACATAACAGTCGGGATGTTTTTCAATTGCTTCTGTGTCCTCACGCAACCTTTCATGGTCGCAGAAAGGATTTCCGATGTGTTGGTCGCTTTGGAATGAAATGCCAATATAGCGAGCAGGGTTTTGCATGTGGAAAACTGCCCATCGTGCATCTTCATTTGCCGCAATTGCCGCCTTTGAGCGTTCTTCAATTGCATTCCATAGACTTTCGCCACTGCCCGACTCCTTTTTCAAATGTTCAACTATGAAGTGTGGTGTTTCAGTGCGCTTAACTGCTTCACGCTCATACGCACGCCTTACCCTGCTTTCCCAACCAGTCTTTGAGATTTCGGGAAAACGCTTTGCCATTATCATTGCAAGTTGATTCATGTTGCCGTCAAACTCTAATGGGATTTCTGCATTGTAATCAATGACTTCAATAACAGGGAAAATGTCGGGTTCATGTTGTTTTAACATACGCAAACGCCAACGATGCGATTCTGCTTCTAAGTCGGGCATAACTGTTGCCATGTGTCGTGAAAACTTTGCAAGGTTTCCATCATAATGAGCCATGTTGTCGATTACCAGTTGCTTGTAGGTATCGTTTTCCATGTCTATTCCACGATACGCTTACCTCTTAAATGCTTGCCTTAATTTAATTCTTTTTTGCCTGTGAAAGAATACAGAAAAAATAAAACGCTACACTGAAAGCCTGTTGCATTTATTGTTTTAATTCTTCTTAGGTGTTTAGGTAAAAGCCCCCTGTAATATATTCTTAAAACTCTTAGAGGAAATAAAACAAAAACAACAAATCGCTATACTCAAACCGATTTATTCTTTCCTAATTTCTTCTGTCGCCACAAAAGAATAAACAAACCTACCCCAACCCACCAAAGTATTTCAAGAAGAATCAATGAAAGTCCAATTGATTTTAGGTAATCTATCGTTATATTCATAACTCATCCACTGTATAACCTTGAGTTTGGGTTGTTTAATATGCCTTGCGAGGGCAAACCTTCATAAGCCAAACGGCTTTAACACAGAACATGGCTCGTATTCCCTTTTTTGGAAAATCCAAAACGGAAGATTCAAAAGCCGCAGTGCCCTTTACTGGCGACCTCCGACATAGTGTGCAACACCGCAGTCCGTTTACAATGATTGCAGGTTTGAAAGACATTGTTAACGAAACCAACGCATTGCGTGATGATTCAAACTTTGACAATGATTTTTATTTATTCGACGAAATGTTAAAACTTGACCCCGAATTGAACGGCGCAGTGCGTGCAGTGTCATTAACTGCAAACAACTACACTATCAACTGGCGGTCTGCAAAAAACGCACGAATCCGTAATGCACTGCAAGACCTCATTAACCGTATTGACTTTGATGACATTCTTATCAACAGTATGCGCAACTTGATGGTTTACGGCAACGACATCAATAAGTTGGTTGGAACAAGTCGTGAGGGTATCACTGATGTTCAAAACTTGCCAATTGCTCAAATCACTATACTGGATGATAGAAATAGGACTGCAACTGCTGATGAAAATACCCCTGTTATCACTGCGCAAAGATACTTCTTGCGTGAAGGTGAAACAACCATGCAAGAGTTTCCCGCAGATGAGATTCTGCATGTGCGCATGGATTACAGAAGCAACTGGTTTACCGACAATGAAAATAGAATTACCTATGGTTTGTGGGGTTCATCCCGTTTTACCGCACTAAAGCAAGCGATTCGTGCAAAATACAATAGCATGAATAACCGCATTGCACTTGAGGATGCAATGACAAAACAATTCATTACAATTAACATGGAGGCAGTTAAGCACATTCAAAACCCCGATGAACAAAGAGAGCGTTTGCTTTTCATTATGAATCAAGTTATTGAAACAATGGAGTCGCTTCGTGGCGACCAAGTGCCTATTTTCCCCGACTATGTGCAGATTCAACATATCGACCAACGCAGTGCGCTTCCCGATAGTGGCGCATTCCTTGATAATGTAAATGCAGACATTGCCGCAGTCCTACAAGTGCCAAGAACCGCCGCAGGGCAAGAGAAAGGTTCAACCTTTGCGGCATCCTATACTGCAAACCTATGGGCAAGCAATGCTATTCGACGCATACAAAGCATTTTGCGACAGTCTGTAATGGAGTTATTTTCTGCGCATTTGACCCTGTTGGGAGTTAACCATGTAAAGTCCGATTTGCCCGACCTTGTGTTTGAACCAGTTGATGAAGAAACTCGTCTTGACAAAATGCGTCGAGCCACACTGGGCTATGATGCAGGCGTGTTAACGCTAAATCAAGCCCTTGATATTGTTGCATTACCTGCCGAAGATGGTGCAGATACTCGAAAAGAAGGTGGTTCAAGAACACCTACTGGTGAATTGCCAAGAGAAGGTGAAATGTAATGACTGATGATGCAGTGCAAAATCATCGACTTGATACTATTGAACGAAGGCTTGACAAGCATGATGAAATGCTTGCAAAACTACTTGAAGCACAAATACGCACAGATGAGCAATTTACTGCTTTGGCTGATACTCAAAGAGCAACACAAGACATGATAAACGGTATTGGCAAGTCAATCGTTAAATGGATGATGGGTATAGGTTCAACAATGGTTGCCGCAATCATTGGAATGAACGGAATAATGTGAAGGTTAAAAAAACAGGCACATACTCGTTTTACACATGGGTAGCAGTGATGCACGAAAGGATGTGTCTTTTAATGACCGTATGGTTCGACGCACTGTAATTCCAGCAATTTACCTTTGGCTACTTGCTTGTGGTGCAGTTGTAGGTATGGGTATTTGGAAACCCGATGTTGTTTTGATGAACCTTGATGGGTTCATTGCTCTTATTGCAATTATTGGTGGCACTGCCGCACCCGCACTGCAAACTGTTTTGCGCATGTGGGAAAGCGAACAAGTGCAAGAAGTTGACAATATCCCAACAGAATTAGAGCATCGTCGTGCAATCAATGCTGAAAAGGAAAAGCACTTGATGGAGTTGGAAAAACTACAACAGGCACATGTTCACAAAATTGAGTCTATTCAACAAGGACACGAACATGCAATGTGTGAATTAAAAAAGAAGTGATGTTATATGCCTTCTCCTAAACCCAATGAAAACAAGGATGATTTCATGGATAGGTGCATGGGTGATGATAAAATGACAAGTGAGTTTGAAAACCCATCGCAAAGAGCCGCAGTATGCAACTCATACTTTGAAAAAGAAGCAAAGGCAAAAATGGAGGACTACTTATTTCGTAGCCCCGAAGGTGCAATGAAAAAATCAAAAGAGATTGGTTTTGACGGAGAAATCCACGAATCAACTCTTGCAGATGGCACTAAACTTTATTCTCCCGCTAAAACTGAAAAGGAGTTTATTGAATGGTATCGAAAGAACGACCCCGATGCTGAACA